AAGAGTAAGCCATGCAATAAAGAATCCTAGCAGTGTCCATACCTGAGCAATGCTTTCTTTTACAGCCTTACCAAACCATACAACAAAGCCCTTAACAAGCCTATAGGCCAATCCTAGAGCCTTTTTGAGTAGGTCTATGGACTTTACTAAGACTGGCTTGGCCTTATTAAGTAAAGGCTTAGCCTTCTCAAGTAAAGGTTTAAGGTTTGGCATTTTTATTTTAGGTACCGCTGGTATTTTTACCTGTGGAACCTTTATTTTGCCAATAAGGGCCTTTGCTTTGTTAATTAACTTATCCATCATTATCATATTATAACCTCCTTGTTGACATAACAGAACTAATAATGTTTGATACCAGAATTACTGGGATAATAACTTCTTGAGCCTTTTCCCTCTGGTCATCCGTCATATCCTTACCCCATTCTGAGGCCTTACTCAAAACTTCTAAGTCAACTTCTGTAAATACCGCCAAAGGATCTTCTAAAAATGCCTCTGCTTTAACTTCTGAAACTGCATCTGCCAAGGTGTATGGGGTAGTCGAGCCTTCAGATGCATCTTCAGATCTTGCTTCAAATTCTATAAACGCTGTTGCTAGTTCAGGATTAGACTGCATTATTGTTGCAACCTGTGCAACTTCTTCCGCCTTGATGCCTAAATTTTCTGCAACCTCTTTCTTTGCCTCAACAGTTAATGCTCTTAGCGTCTCTCCAACTGCTGCCCGCTGCTCTTTGCTTAATTGAACAATCTTATTATCCTTGCTTGTAAGGTTTGCAATGACTCCAGAAAGATCTGATTTTGTACCCTCGCCTCTTTGTGGAACCAGTGCTGATAACACTTCGTCTTTAATTTCTGGTCGTGGCTGAGGTTTCTCTTCAGGCAAAGGCTTGGGTTCGTTAGGTAAAGGCTTAGGCTCTTCTACTGGTTCTGGCTTAGGAGACTCAACTGGTTTTGGAAGTTCTGGATCAGCCGTTGGCTTTGGCTTTGGTGCATCTGTAGGTTTTGGTTTTGGCTTATTTGCCTCTGCCTCTGCTTCTGCTTTGGCTTTGGCTTCTGCTTCTCGCTTTGCTCTTTCCTCTGCGTCTTGTCTTTCTCTCTCTTCTGCTCTAGCCTTTTCTTTTGCTTCTTGTTCTACTCTAACCCTATTCTCTTCTTCAGCCTTGGCTTTTGCTTCGGCTTCTGCTTTAGACTTGGCCTCTGCTTCTTGTTTTGCTTTCTCTTCCGCCCTTGCTTTTGCTTCTGCTTCCGCCTTTGCTTTAGCCTCTGTTTGTATTCTAATCTCTTCTGCTGCCTTTGCATCTGCTTGAGCCTTTGCTGCGTCGGCTGCAGCCTGCGCTGCTGCTGCCTTAGCAATTGCAATGTTTAATTCTCTTTTAAGTTGTTCTTCATAATAAACAAAAGCATCTGTAATTGCGCCTTCTAGGTCATAGAGTGAATTTGTGTAGGCAGTAATGGCATTGTTCTTAGCGTTCAAGGCTGCTTCCGTTTCCGTTACCTTGACATTATATGCTGTTGTCTTAGTATTTAAAAGACTAACAAGACTGTTGTATGTTGCAAGTTCAGCATTATAGATGTTTAACTTATCATTTTTAACTGTTGTTGCTGCTACTTGTGCAGCATATGCAGTATTATATGCATTAATTTGTTCTTGAGTTGCCTGAGTTCCATGAAAGAATGTATTAAGGTTACAACTAAAGTTCTGTCCCCAAACCCTTGGATCTCCAGCATAGTCACATCCTGCACCAGTCCATCCTCCAGGAATTGCCCATCCAAGATGATAAGATCCTGGACCTCCACCGTTGTACCACCATATCTCTACATCTAAAGTCTTGTCTACGCTTACATCATATATTGGCGAATATGAACTCCATGTAGCCCCCTGCTCGACCCAGTTATTTACAGCAAGGTTTCCGTCAACATACATTTTAAAACCATCATCTGTATATCCTGCAAACTTTGTTGTTGTAAACCAGGAAGGAACAGTTATTGTGCCAGTAAACTTAACAATAATATTTTCATAGTATCCGCAAATTGGAAGTTGCATTGAACTTGAGTTCCATGTGCCAGTACATATAACAGATCCAGGTATCGCTATGCTACCATCTCTTAACAGGTGATAAACAGTATATTCAAGTCCTGCCCCACCAGCACCACTCAATGCTTGCTGGGCTGTTGATAGATTAATGTTGGCTATATCAAGGTTTAACCCAGCATTAAGATAATTAGTATAGGCCGTGTCTACTACTGTTTGTTGATTAGCCTTATTTGTCTGTGCCGTTGTTTTTTCTGCAAGCGGGGTAACTTCTGCTGCTACCGCATTGTCGTAGGCTGTTGAGGTATTGGTTACGGTAGTATATTTTGCCTTAGAGTCAGCGAGTTTGTTCTCTGATATCTGTATAAGAGACTTGAATTCTGTTTGATACTGAAGGTCATTGATGTTGCCTTTTAACTCAGCAATGCCTGCTTCTGCATTGGTGATTATGTCTGGGCTGCTCTGGGCGGAAGGAAATAGCAGCCACCCAAAGGCTAAAATACTCGTAAGGATTAGTCTAAATACGACAGTTTTAATTTTAGTCTCCCTGTACACATAATGTATAACAAGGTTATTATATCATTTTGTTGCAAAAGAAAAGGCACAGAACTTAATCTGTGCCCAGTCTTTTAAGTATTAGATTACGGAATTAACGCAACCTTTGCAGAAGGATTCTTTGCATTCCACTTTTTAGCAAGTGTATTGAAAGACTTCTTGAATGCCTTTACTGATGCAGCATTGTCTGCTACTAGTTTAGCAATTTGTGCATCTTTTGCAGCAAGTGCTGTATCTGATGCTACTTTAGCAGCGTCAGCAGAAGCCTTTGCATCAGCAGCAGCCTTGTCAGCAGCAGCCTTTGCAGTTGCAGCATCAGCGGTAGCCTTTGCTAGTGCATCTGCAAGCGCCTTGTCTGAAGCAGCCTTAACGGTTGCAGCAGTGGCAGTTGCGGTTGCAGCGTCAGCAGCACGGGCTGCCTTTTCTGCAGCAAGATCTGCCTGTACCTTTGCTAGTTCTGCAGCAAGATCACGAACTGCAATCTCTGCGAACGGAGCAAGTACACGTGCTGGCAAGCCAGTCACATCTGCAGTTGTTGCATCTCCAGCAGTCGTAGGACTGAAAGTGATGAGAGAACGAGTTCCAGTTGTTGGAAGAGTAATCTTGAAAGTTGCTGTTCCAAAATCTGATAAAGCCGAACCAGTTGTTGCAGTTGCTGTATCTAGTGTGCCAAGAGCAGCAAATACTGTAGCAGTAATTGACTTAGCAGAAACTTTGTTTCCGAATGTGTCAGTTGCTGTAACTACAAGATCTACCTTTGTTCCAGCAGCACCAGTAGCAGGAGCACTCACGGCAAGATTATTAATCTTTCCAGCGGTTCCCTGAACATAGTATGTTAGTGTGGTTCCTTGATTGTTTACAACCACGGTTCCAAGTGCTGTCGTTTTAGTATATACATAAAACGTTGCAGTTGTTCCTGTTCCAGTTGCAATAGTTAATGCTGCTGATCCAGATGATGCACCAACTGGCGCTGCATCTGAATGTAGTGCAGAAACGATTGTGCAGTTTGTACAAGAAGCAACGACTGCTGTTCCTGTGTCAACTGTTGCAACAAACTTTAATGCATCTGCTGCATCGATTTTATTATCTGCTGGTACTGGCAATGTAGCGGGTGTAGCAGAAGCGGAGTTAGTGGTATTAGCACTTCCGTCTAGCGATACAGCAACTGTCATTACAGCAGCACTTGCAGGTGTTGCGATAAGAGTACCCATAGTCATGGCTGCAACCACGGCTAGAGCAATTTTCTTAAATGAATTCATTTTTCTCCTTGTTATTTTATTCATTATATTAGTTTATATTCGTTCAGGAAATCTCTGACATCGTCAGGAACTTCCCTAGTTTCCAATTCTACCATAGCCCTTTGCTTTTGTGCAAGTCGGCTGGCAGAAGACCAAGTATGAATCTCAATCTCATGATTAGAATCCCTACTTGTATGCGAGATTGCCCCGAATACCGCCCCACAGACGGCATCCGCTAAGTCCTTAGATTTTTTGCGAGGGTGGTCAACTCTATTATTTCTCATAATTTTAAGTTCACTCATCTCATCAAGAAGCAAAGGAATCATAGGCATTGCAATTCTTTCTTCATAGATCATCATGGCTAAATCCTCATAGTGTTTTTTGGCAACAGAGACAGTGTCAGTTCTCATTCCAACCGCTTTTAGTTCCTGTTGAATATCAAAGGACTGCCATCGGTCAAATGTAACCATGCCTATGTTAAAACCCTCCCTACGAAGATTCATTATCCACTGTTTTACTTCTGATAAATTTACAGGTCCTTCTACCTTTGGCTCCCACCATGCTACGGCATCTACGATTACAATAGGTGCTACCTGATCATAATCTTTTATAACCTGTACGTTTACCCATTTATCTACATGCGCTATAGCAACAGCACACTTATCGTGTTTCTGAGCCAAGTCAGCATGTACATAGTAAATCTTATCAGGATCTGGCTTAAAAGACAAATCAAACCTTCTAAAATTGTCTACTGGGTTCCTTAGAGTCATACATTTTTCTAACTTTTCTTTCTGTTTAAAAAATGCATCAGATGCAAATGTTGGAATACAAGCAAACCTCATCATTGCATCTCCCAAGTCAGTTAAAAATGCAATCTTAAAATCATTAATCTTTCTTGTTGGATTTACTTCCCATGTTGGTCTTTTAAGTGCAAACATCTTAGGATACTTATAAGACAATATTTGATCTTCTTCCCATGTAATTTCAAACTCGTTATCTGGTCCCTCTGGTAGTTCTTCATTAATAATAAAGGTATGTCTGCGCTCTATTGTTTCTTTTTCCATTATTACTTCTTCGTACCGTTTTGAAATAAAATCTCCTTGAAAGCGAGGGAATGAAAGCAAAACAACCTTACCAAGATCTGGAAAACGAGAATCTACAGAGCCACGAAACGCTTTATATATATTGTCACCAGTCTTACCCTGGTCATTTCCGCTTGCAGTTTCTGTAGCAAAGCCAGAAATCTCATCAAGAATTGCCATAATCAAGTTTAGACCTTCATGAGATTCTCTTTCTGAGTGCCCAGAATAAACTGTAATAGATTTGTTAAAGCCAATTGAGTCTACTTTTGATTCATACTTACCAGCAAACCATGGCGACTTTTCAATCTTTGTTTTAAATCCTTTAAAGAAAACGTTTTTAGCCTGTTGTGCATTTATAGCAACATTTATAATGTCTATGGCATCTCCTGGTGGCTTTCCGAAATATCTGGCAGGATCTTTAAGACATAGTAACTTATAAACAACGTAAGCACAAGCCACGGTAGAAGCATGGTCTTTACCACTACCCTTGCCCAGTTGTAAGATGATTTCATTTTTGGTGTATTTGTCATAATGTTTTGCTCCTTCTGTAGAACCAAGAAATGTTTCTAATTCTGGTTTTTTGTATATCTGGCTCATTGCCTCAACAATGTCATATTGAATTGCAGACAGCGGTGGCTGTCCCAAAAAGTCAGGAGACTCAACAAATGTTTTTACGTCTACTGGAATTTCTTCAAATTGATTTTCTTTAAGAATCTCAAAAAAATCATTGAACATCGTGGACAATTGTTATTACCTCTCCCTCTCTAGCAATCTCAGATAATCTTGACATAACAAGATCTCTAATCTCTGGATGCTCGGAAGCAATATCACGCAGAATTCCAATCAAAACCTCTTGACGTTTCTCAATTTGAACCATCTCTTCTGCAAGTTCTTTATTTTCTAATAGCCCAGCCTTTTGCAACATGTCAATTCTTTTTGACTCAATATCCATGACTAGTTTAATTGCAGCGGTCTTGGCATTTAAATTTGCCGTAGTAGTAGAATCTTCTATAACTTCATATGCTTTATTAATTAGTTTAGTATAGTGTGCATCTGCTCCAACCAAAGCCTCTTTTGCACGAGCACGAATAGCATCATTGGCAGAAGCCATAACTCGCCATTCATTAAGATGGGCTACAACTCTTGTTCTTGG